AACAGATGATACAAAGTTTATTGGTAAAGTGAAATATGATGATGACAATTTCAATCAAACTTTTGAAGAAGCAGTTGAGAACGAAGATATCCATATTGATACTTGGGCAGACGAAGATGAACCACACCAGTTAACAAAAATCAAATTAATAGAACCATCATTAAACGATTTAGTTAAACAAAAAGCTGAATCAGATGTTGATATTGCTTTAAATTTAGAAGCAGAAAGTAAAATAGGTAAATAATGGCTATGAATTTAAAAACAATGGGTGAAGAACTGATTAGATTATATAAATCACCTACTTGCGAATTATCACTTGCAAAAGGGATACCGATGGCGTGGTTAAAACTTTTATATTTGTATTCTAAAAGGGTTAGTCCTTTAAGATTTAGATATAGAGGTAAATCAAAACCAAATTATCGTAGACCTGTTGCTTATGTTAATAAGGAGTTTGCAGATAGTTTTGCTATCTATGAAAGAAACTAAAATGAATAATAATATTGTACCTTTATCACAAATTTCCAATAATGGATATTTCGCAGTTGTACTAGATAAAAATAGTCAAAAAGAAATGAAGTTAAATGCTACCTTTGATGTTGTTAATGGTGACCATATTACACTTGCTTATAAACCAGATAATAAAAAGTTTGTGAAATTGGCACCATTAGTTAATAAGAAAGTGGATGCGTTTGTTAATCAAATAAGAGGTAACGAAAGTATAGAAGCATATTGGGTAAAAGAAATGTATTTAAAAGACACATATCAGAAGTTAAAAAGATTAGATAAAGGACCTGCTCATATTACAATATCACATAAGAAGAACTTTAAACCAGGTGACGCAAATAGTATGTTTAAGAAACCAACTTATAAAGAAAATATACCAGAACAATTACAAGTATCAGGAAAGATAAAATGGATACAATACAAATAGAACTAAAAAAGAAAACAATACACTCGGCATATAATCAAGTGAAAATGTTGAACCATTTAGATTTTCCTAATTTTCAAAAAGGAGAACCTTTATACAATTTAGTTATGGAAATTAAAAGAAGTATTAAGAGACAAAGAAAACAAGACAAACTTGGTTGGAGAGAACTATTAGAGTTTTGGCCATTGAGTATAGTAATACCAAGTATGTTAATATTAATACTATTAGGTTCAGGAGGAATATTTGACTAGTGTACAATTTTATTGTGGAGTACTTTTTATCTTCACAGCAATAGTAATGATAATAACAATATAAGGAGACCATTATGAAAAAGAAAAGAGATTGGTTAGAAAGAAAGATAGACGAACATAACCATAAATTAGAATTGATTAGAACTATATTACCAGTTATAATCATTATATTACAGGTAATAATTTTAGGAAAAATAATATGATAGATGTAATAGAAACAATTGATAAGTTAACTATTGCTATTGATAAGATAGAAGCAGGCAAAATTGATGACGCCATAGATGACTTAAAGACTTTTAAAAGTAAAAAAGAAGATGAACTTGATACCTTTGAAAAGGATATGAAGAAAATGCCTATTGGAGAACTTGCAAACGACCCTATTAAATAATGAGAAATACAACTAAAAGTAGTATATTTAAGGTGATACAAGTATCGCAAGGTGGTGGAAATCGCCCTATACACCGCCCTATGACGGTCAAAATGAGTAAAAAAGGGTGTAATTATGCGAATAAATCAACTATTGACAATAGAACGGTTTTAGTATAGAATAGTAATAACAATGAGAGAGGTACAATAATATGACATTTACATATACAAAAGAAATGATGTTTAGTGAGTTTAAAACTGCTACCATCAAAGACCAAAAGAGTAAGAAAGAGAAATACGACAATCGTATTAAGTTTCTTAAAGAAATGAAATCTCTTAAAAAAGAACATCCATCCGCAATGAGGACAATTGGTATTAGTCAGAAACAATTTGACAATCTTATACTTGCGTGGTCAAGTCCAAATCCTAGAGACCATTTTTATATGAAAGTATTTGGTAGAACATATGCAGAACAGATCCAACACGAAATTGACCAATATGGACCTGACAAAGAAGAAAGAGCTAATGGTTAAATACGAAAAATTAGATAAAGAAATGCTGAAAGGTTTTCCTTTACCTGATTATAATTCAGATAATAGAAATTCTATTCCAACAAGTGATAGAATATCAGGAGTGGCACTTAAAAATGCAATGCCAAGAGTGAAACTTCCTGAAGGTAAAACAATTGGTGTTGCTTATAATAAAGGCAATTATCAGATAGTTGATAAAGCCGATTTTAAAACAATGGGAAAGAAGATATAGTTATGAATAAGATACTTATATTATGTGTAATATTACTTGGAGTTATGTTGAGTAATGTAGTTGCAGACGAACAAAAGACTTATACAATTTCGGAAGTGAAGACAGTAGTTTTTAATATTCCGTCAAATGTATCAAATTTTTTGACAAGTGAAGTTGAAAAAACAAAAGCTTATCAAAAAGAATCTTGGGCAGAAATGAAGACGCAAACTGCTCAGAATTGGGCACAATTGAAATCGTTATTTGGAGTTAAGAACTAATGGATTTCCAATTAACAAGTTCCAATGATGGTACTTTTTTAATCAGACCTGTATCCGCTAGGGCACAGGTTTGGTGGACAGATAGCAGAATGGCTGAAAGATATGTTGTTGATAATACACAAAGCGATTTTGCTGTTATATTAACTGAAAACCAACAGAAAGTTTGTAATGAAATTAGACAAAATAATTTTGATTTTACTAATTAGTTTATTAACTGCTTGTAGTAGTACAAAACAAGTTAATGTTAATGTTAGTGAAGAAACACCAAAATACAATTTTACTAGAAGTCATTTAGGAGTTGTATTAGGAGGTGCTACTGGTGCTGGGGCGTGTGTTGAATTGATTGGTACAGACCCATATATCGCTGCTGGTTGTGCCGTTGTAGGTGCCTTTATTGGTGCAAATATATTATATCAAAGTGATTATGATTTACACCAGGCAGTATTTGTAGACCATTTAAATAATGGTCCTAGTAGTGCTAGTTATACTAATTGGTTTAGTACAAAATCTGGAAATAATGGAACTATTAAGATTAATAGAAGTTATGTACAAGGTCCATTAATATGTAAAGAATATGAAAGTAATTGGAATATAAAATCAAATTGGCCAGTTGTTGGTATCGGAAATCAATCTATTGATACTAGATTTGGAACGGTATGTCAAATGCCAGATGGTCGTTGGGTGGAGAAAAGATGAATCCGAGAACTATAATATTCTTAACAATATTTTTTATGCTATTAACTTTAATGGCGATTACCGCTGGGGCAAATGAACCTACTTGGGTTATGAAAAAAGTTGAACCAGAAAAAGGAGAAATAATGCAAGTTAATTCGGCACCTGTTGATGACATTTATATTAATGAGATACACGAAAAGGTGCAGAAGAAATTAAAACTATTAAGTGATAATGAGAAAAAGAATATATTAAAAGAAACCGTATTAGATAGATTTGAAAGAGACGGACAATGGTGTTTCATTAAGATTGTTATAAGACAATTGGATAATGGTGATATTATTAAAGAAGAAATTATGGAGTGTGCCGATACTGAACACGGCAAAACAGATAAAGAAAAAATTAAAGAACTGGAGAAGCAGATTGAGTTAGAGAAAGCAAAGAAACCTGGTTATTGGGAATTATTTGCTGCCTTTTATTATAAGGACTTAAATGCACCAGAATATTGTAGGTTGTATTCTCAACCTTCACACGCTTTTAGAACCTTCGGAACGGCGTGTTTAACGATAGAAGGAAAATGGGAGAAAAGATAATATGACGAAAAATCTAGTTATACTTGGACTCCTTGCTATGTTGTTGACAGGAATGACCTTTAATGAGGTTGCTGTTTATGTAGAAGATAATCAGCTTATTGACAAACTTAGCGATTTATTATATAATGTAATAAGGAGTGTGAAAAACAATGTATAAAAACATATGGAAGACCGTAGGTGTATTGCTGTTTGCAGTATTACTTACAAACTGCTCTTCTAGTAAATATAAAATCAAGCAGGAGAGTGGAAAAATAGTTACCGAAGTACCACAATGGTATATGGCTAACTTTGATATTAAGAAGCATTGCAATATTTCAATGTGGGCGAATAAGCCAATTATCAAAAGTGAAGATGACGATAAGGCGTGTATCTTTGGTGTCGGAACTTCTGTATCACCAAGTTTAGAACTTGCAATTGAGAAAGCAAAACTGATTGCAAAAGCTGAAATGGCTGATATAGTTGCAGGTGAAATGAATAAGAAAGCTAAAATATTCGTTACCGAAATTGGCAAAACTAATCAAAAGACGGTAGTTGAAGAAGTTGAAACTGCTTTAGTTAATGTTATTTCAAATACACCTGTTAGAGGATATGAAATCTTTGCTCAGGAAGTAACCAGAACGAAACAAGGTTATTTTAGAGCTTGGATAGGTTTAAGATTACCTCTAGGTGAGTTTAATAAGATGTATGATTACACAATTGCAGAAGTAGTTGATAGTCATAAAATTAAACTAAAAGCAATTGAAGCTTTCAATGATGTAGAAAGTACTTCAAATGAAAAAAAGAACAATGAGTAGTAATATAATTGTATATTCAAAAAACAATTGTGGTTATTGCGTGAAGGCGAAGTCCCTTCTAAAGGGACTTGGTCTATCTTTTAAAGTTAAGAAGATGGAAGAATTTGAGAGTGTAGACGCTATGCTTAAAGACATTGGTAAAAAAGTTAGGTCTATGCCTCAAATAAAAATTGATGGAGAACTAGTTGGTGGTTATAATCAACTAATAGAATTTTATAATAAAAAAGGTTTAGTGGATTTTAAAGGCAATGTCAAACGATAAAGACGATAAAGATAATAAACCTAAAAATGCGTTTAAGAATGTTGTTTTATTTCCAGAGAATAAAATAAAACGACCACCTAAACCTACTGACCCTACGGCAGCTAAAAAGATGAGAGCATATCAGGCAGCTAAATTTGTAGAGACAGCGACAGATGAAATTGGATTAGATTTAGTTAGAAAGTTTGTTGCAATGGGTTTAGATACAAAACAAGATGTATTTACAAAAGATTTGGCGTTATCTATGGACGCAATTAGAGGACTTTTATATAGACAATTTTCAATGGGACATCCAATACAGAAGGTTGTTGACGCTTCTGTTAAGTTGCGTATGAATCCTGCTGGTGTGGTGACTGCTAGAATAGAATATAGTAATATAAGTGATGAGACAAGTAAAACTACAAAACCAATTAATAAAGATATTTCAGACGATTTAAATAATCGTAATCACGGTTACTTTCAATTTACAGAAGACTTTGATTTTAAAGATGGACCAGAATTTTCGGATGATGGTGTTCCACCATTTCCCGATACAGATCCCGATAAGGAGGAATAATAATGGAAGTAGATACAGATAAAATACAAAAATGGGTAGATGAGTTTGCTGGAAAGCACTTTGCAAAAGGTTCACATAGGTGGGCATTTTGGGTTGAAGGTGTAATCATAGGCATAATCATATGCCATATTTGGTAACAGAATTTGATTGTGAAAGAACCATTATAATGCGATTCTATCACAACAAATAAAAAAGGAGGTTTAAACATATGTTTAAATTTTTATTTAATAAAGGAGACGATACAATGGCTAGACCAAAAATATCTAAAACGCAGAAGGTATTAAACCTTTTGTCAAAAGGTGAACCAGTTGCTTGGAAAACATTAAGAACAAAATTTGACTTAATGTCACCAAGAGCAATGGTTGACAAATTAAGAGAACAAGGACATATGATATACATTAACAAAGGTGTTAAAGGTACTTCATATAGAATTGGTACTCCTACTAGAGCTATTATAGCTGCTGGTATAAAAAAACTTTACGGAACAGATTATTCTTACGCAAATAGGGTATAGTTCCTAAAGGTGAGGAAGACAACATTAGTTTGTCTGTAAGGGCGAGGAAAGCTAGCGTGGACCTCGCCCTACTCTTCCTCAGGAAAAGATAATGAGTGAAAAGAAACAAGTTAAAATTGAACAAGTAATTCCTAAAGATTATGCTGAAGGATTAGCAAAACTATTAGTTGAAAGACATTTTAAATATATGGCACAACAAGTTAATGAAGAAGATGTAAGTAAATCAATTAAAGAATTTGATGACATAAACGAAATATGGCACGCAAGGACAAGATGAAAAGAGAAAAATTAGACGACAAGATAAAAGCTTTGGACTCCACAAGAGTTTTTAAAAAGATTACACCTTTATATGATATATCTTGGTATATTAAATGGACAAGTTCCATAATATTACTAATAGGTATGATGTTAACTTCTATGGAAATAAATCCATACAATTTATATTTACATTTAACAGGAGTAATGGGTTGGTTTATAGTAGGTATGCTATGGCACGATAGAGCATTAATTGTTTTAAATGCAGTTGCAATGGGCATATTCTTAATGGGTATTATCAAGTATCATAGTGCCTGTTCTAATTGTATGATACCTCTATGAGTAGATTAAATAATAGACGAGATATAGTAATTGCAAATTTAAATAGTGAATACCCAAAGTTTTTAAAAGCAATACCTAAATTAAGTAATAAAGATATTATGAAACATAAATTGATGAAATTATTAGATGAACTAAAGAAAATGATGACAAAGGAGAAGTTATGAGTAATGAATACGATACAACAGAAGAACACGATAAGTCATATGAGAACGAGACCGAAAGAGACTTATCACCAATGGTGCAAATCTCATTAAAAGAATATGACAAGTTAAAAGAAAAGACAAAGTATATTACAGATAAATCTTTGATTGAATATATAGACAAGATAGAATTTTTTGTAAAAGAATTAAGAAAACATATAGTAAGAAAGGATATACTATAATGGGTAAGATGAGAATTTTTAAGTTTTTAAAAGATGATAAAGAAATAGAAGAAGTAGAATCTTCTTCCTTTAAGAAGGCAGTTAAATCTTTTCAGAATAAAGTAAAACAAAGTATGGTATATGTTGAGTGGATAAGTAAGAAAGGTCAGGAAATGACCAAGTGGCAAAAACTACCATTAGGAAGAAAAGATAAAATAAACAGATGATTATAGTAGATATGCACCAAGTATTGATTAGCAATATAATGGCACAACTTACAATGAAAAGTTATAAGGGTACCAAAGTAGGTGTTGTTAATAAAGAATTGGTAAGGCATATGTGTTGTAATTCATTAAGAGGTTATGTTAGAAAGTTTGGCAATGAATACGGTAAAGATAATTTAGTACTTGCTTGTGATAGTGCTAACCCTTGGAGACGAGATTTCTTTCCTAATTATAAATGGAGTAGAAGACAAGGTAGAGAAGAAAGTAAAAGTGATTGGGACTTAATGTTCAAAATCATTTTAGAAGTTAAAGATGAGATTGCTGAAAACTTACCTTATAAAGTAGTTGCAGTAGATAACGCAGAAGCAGATGATATAATTGCTGTGATTGTAGGTCTACAAGAGGAGAAAAAGTACCTTATTATATCAGGCGATAAAGACTTCAAACAATTACAGAAGTATAGTAATGTAAACCAGTTTTCTCCTATTCAAAAAGTTATGGTTAAAGAAGATAACCCGATAAGATATTTACACGAACAGATAATCAAAGGTGACCGAAGTGATGGAGTTCCTAACATTTTGTCTCCCGATGATGTCTTCACAACGAAGAAGAAACAAAGTCCTATTACGAAGAAGAAACTAGAAGAATGGGCACAGGTTGATGATATACCTTTGGGAAGTGAAACCAAAAAATATTATAATAGGAACAAGAAGTTAATAGACCTAGAGCAGATACCAAACGCTCTGGTAGAATCTATTATAAATAGCTATAAGAATTGTAAAGTGCCTAGTAGGTCCAAACTACTACCGTATTTTATGAACTATAAACTAAAATCACTAATTGAAAACATTAATGATTTTTAATATTGCAATATAAGAGGAAATGAAATGGCTGAAAATAGAAGTATAGTGAATCCTGCTTTAAGACAAGCAGCTCAAACAGCGTCATCAATGGTGCTGACATTCCACGAAATCTTTACTAAAGTTAATAACGCAAAAGACAAAACAAAGAAAGTTGAATTGTTGAGACATTACGATAGTCCAGCAATGAGACAAGTATTAAAAGGTGCTTTTGACCCAAAAATTAAATGGGACTTACCAAAAGGCACACCACCATACATTGAAAACGAAGCTCCGTTAGGTACAGAACATACTTACCTAGACCAGGAAGCGAAAAGATTATGGCATTTTGTAGTTGGCGCTGACAACAATTTAACTAAAGTGAAGAAGGAAACTTTATTTATTCAAATGCTAGAAGGTTTGTCGGCAGACGAGGCAAAACTACTATTAGGTATTAAGGATAAGAACCTTAACAACCTATATAAAGGGTTAACTTCAGCAGTTGTTAAAGAATCGTTTAATTGGAATGACGATTATGTCAAAATTGAGACATAAAATATAGTGATTTTAGGGGGTTTTTATGCGACAAATCCCCTAAAACAGACGAATTTTTTGCTTGACAAGAGCACCGAAAAAGTGTATAATAAATACTATAAATGATGAAGAAAGGTATATTATGTTTAAATTGATAATTAAAGTATGTGTTTTTATATATTTTGTAGGAGTGGGTTTACACTTGACTATGCAATACGCAAAGGCAGATGACTACACGACTGCTACAACAGCACACATAATCACACAAACGGTTAATGGGAATATAGACCATAAGAAAGTACTATCAAACGAGTTGGAAAGACTAATCCATAAAATGGCGATTGATATGACTTTTGTTATGCAGAAACACTTGCCGAATATTTTAGAAGGTATTGCCGCTGAAATAAGAACGCAAAAGATTGATAAGATTTATAAAGAAAGCCAAACTAACTAGGGAGGTTTATGGAAAAGTTTATTTATGGTGTTGCCGACACATTGCAACTTATGTACTCTATTGCTCCAAAAGAGATATGGATAATTGTTTTTAGTTGTATTTTTCTGTATCTACATTTAGAATATAAAGATTGGAAAAATAACAAACAAAAATAGAGAGAGAGAACTATGCCATCACTTAAACCTAAATCAATTAGGTATGCAACTCTTAAAAAAAGAGTTAAGTCGGAATATAAACATACCACACAATATAAAACCACATATAAAGATATAAAGAAAGTATTTGCTTGGATAAACGAGGCGATATTTGATAAGGAATTACAACCTTTTAATGACATAGTATTAAAAGATTTGAAAAGACAAAGATGTTTTGGACAGGTTACACAATGGGAATGGAAAGGAAAAGGTACGGTTGCTTTTCATTTAGAAATGTGTAAACATTATAGAAACAAAAGAGAATTTATTGATACCCTTGGCCACGAAATGGTCCATCTGTTTCAAATGACAAGAGGAGATAGTGGGAATCATAATGCGTTGTTTTATTCATATAAGAACAAGATGAGTAAAGCTGGAATAGATATAATATAACAATTGAATAGTGGGAATAAATTATGGGTAAAGTGAAACAAAAAGTAAAGAATTCAGTTAATAATGCAATGGTGTCCATTAGGAAATGGACAAAGAGAATATTAGGCATTGGACTATTATTTGGATTCACATATCTAGTTGGAACTTTCTATCCAAACAATTACATATTACACAAATACGAAAAAACTTTTGAAAACAAATACCTAGACAAATTAAAAGAACTAGATTTAAGAGAACCTGCTTTTGAATTTGAAAACAATATGCAATTTGTTAGGGCAGTCCATAAATGTATTGATTATATAAATTTCACAACACCATCATCCAAGAGAGTACCGTATGAAATGGTTACGGCACAGGCAGTTTTGGAAAGTGCTTGGGGTCAAAGTAGATTTGCAGTAAAAGGACATAACTTGTTTGGTATAAGAGTATTTGATACAACACAATCACATATGTTGCCAGAAGGTATGACTAACTGGCCAGGTTGGGGTGTAAGAGTATTTAAAACCAAATGCGATAGTGTTAAAGAATATATTAGATTAATGAATGAGCATCCTGCTTACGAGAGATTTAGAGAGTTGAGATTAAAACAACTTTCTTTATATGGCAAAATGGACCCAATTGAGTTGGTAAAAACACTTGATAAATTTTCCACTACACCTGATTATCCAGAAAGGGTAATCAAAATAATACATAAGATAAGGAAACTGGAGGAGAGTGATGAGACCAAATAATTGGGAAGACCAAAGTTATAATAACATTAAGGAAGATAATCGTCCTTATATGGATCCCTTTTTAAAGAAAATGATAGAACAAGCATTTTTGACTTTTGAAAGGATGAGACGAGGAGAACGCAAAATATATTTTACAGGCAATTGGCAAAAAGATGTAATGGCGTGTTTTCCTGGAAGACAATCAAACAAAGTATTTAAGAAAATGAGGATGTTTTTAGATAATAAAAACTATATCTTCACGCAGAAAAAACTAGAAAATATGGAAGGATACGAATATATAGTTATTAGGAGATAGTATGGGCATATTAGCATTTTTATCGGCATTAGCAATTTCAGGAGTAGCTGCCTTGTATAGTATATTAGGTTTAGCTGCCATATTTGCAGGTGCGAAGATACCTATTATGATAATGGGTGGTGTGTTAGAAGTTGGTAAGTTGGTTACTGCTTCTTGGTTATACCAGAACTGGAAGAATCCATTACTTCCGAAGTCCATAAAATATTACTTGACATCTTCGGTTATCGTGTTAGTATTTGTTACCTCAATGGGTATATTTGGTTTCCTATCAAAGGCACATTTAGACCAAGTTAAACCTACAACATCAAACGAAACTAGAATTGTTTTAATTGATAAACAAATATTACAAGAAGAACGAATAATAGTACGAGCAGAAAAGACTTTAGAAAGATTAGACAAAGCGTTAGATGTTTATATTGCAAAAGAATATGTAAGTAGAGGTCTAAAAGAGAGAAAGAAACAAAAAGCAGAAAGAGACGAACTTACTTTAGCAATCAACAATGCAATGGATAAGATTGACGAGTTGATGTTAAAGAAACAAGAATTTGAATTAGAGACGAAGATGTTAGAGGCAGAAGTAGGACCTCTTAAATACATCGCAGAACTAATATATGGTGATAATGCCAAAGACTACTTTGACGAGGCAGTTAGGGCAGTTATAATAGTATTGATATTTGTATTTGACCCATTGGCAGTATTATTATTAATAGCTGCTAATATATCATTATCAGGTTGGAGTAAATTACGAGGTAAAAAGAAACAATATGATATGAAAAAGTTAGATTTACAGATTAAAAAAGAAAACGAAAAGATTAAAGAAGCAAAGAAACAGATAGGTAACTATAAAGAATTTTTTAAGAAGTTGGCAAAGAAAAGATTAACCAATGAAGACTATGAGAGATTTTTCCTTACATTAGGAAGTAAAGAATTAAGAGAAATGGGTCTGGATCCAGATGAAATACGAATTAAAATGGACCAAATACTTGATTGGAACGCAAGTGAAAAACAACCTGATAAAACACTAGTTAAATCAAAGGTTGTAAAAGCTGAAAAGATGGATTTAATAGTCTAGTCTATTGACAACAAAGAGGAAATGGTGTATAATGAGTCTTATGTATAGTGAAAAAAGAAAAAATGAATTGATTAAGAACGCAGAAAAAATGATGAATAAAGCACAATCAAAATGGGCAACTATGTTTTGGACTGGAGTATGGAAACAATTGTGTATTAAATTTAATAAGGTAAATTAATGACAGATTTATTTTTAGACGCAGAAGAACAGAAACAAAAAGAAATAGAAAAAGAGTTAAAGAATACTCATCCAATTGCTCAGGCACACGAAGCAAAAGATAATGTTGTTGGAACAAGAATTAAAGTAGAAGATTTATCACAACAGAACAAAGACTTTCTAACAGAAGCAAAAAAAGAACAAGCAGACTTAAATGATAGTATGAACCAATCATTGAGAAATGCTGAAGAAAGAAAGAAAAATATCTTAAAGACATTAGAAGAAAACCAAATAACTAATTTTCAAACACCAGAAAGTAAAATTAAACAAGATTTAGAATATGATATGTGGTTAAAAGCAAAGCTAAATAAAACAGATTTATCTAAAGTAATGACACCAGAAGAAGAAGATAGAAACGCAGGAGTTGAACGAGACGAAAATGGAAATGTTAAGTCAGAAGAAACGAAGTAATATGGATATAGTTGATGGTTTGACATTAGGAGCAGCTGGTATTTTATTAACGATTGCAGGATTTATGATTGCATTTTTTATAGCAACATATGAAGATGACAAACCAAAACTAGATAAAGACAATCCAATATATAAATTTTGGAAAGATTTTAACAATAAAAGGTAAATAATATGATGATAGAAACATTAGTTGGTAAAACAATAGTTTTATTAAACAACATACAATTGGCACATTGGCAAACACATAGTTATGCTGAACACGAAGCGTTAGGAGAATTTCATAAGAAGTTAACTGACCTTAATGATAAACTTGTAGAGGCGTGGCAAGGTAACCAGAATAAGAGAATACATATGGAAGGTGGACAACATACTTTACAAAATTATAGAAGTAAAGACCATACCGTTTCAGAAATTGTACAATATCAACAAGACCTTTCACAGGCAACATACAATATTGTACAACAAAACAATTTAAATCAGTTTGAAGATATTATCGCTGTACTAGAAGATATGGCAGAAATAACTTCACAGGCACAATATCACTTATCATTAAAGTAAGAACACAATGCCGACATATTCGTTTATAAACAAGAAAACAAAGAAAGAATTTACTGATTTTATGAGTATTTCCGAGAAGGAGAAGTACTTAAAGAAGAATAAACACATTAAACAAATATTGAAAGCAATAAATATAGTAAGTGGAACAGGAAGTACAAATATTAAAAATGACAGCGGATGGAAAGAGGTTCAAAGTAAGATAGCTGAACGAAATCCAGGAACACCTTTTTCTGAAAGACACGGTAGAGCGTCAACCAAAGATATTAAAACAAGACAAGTATTAAAGAAACACGGAATACTACCGAAGTAATATGATATACAGAATAATTTTTTTATGTGTTATGAGTGTACTAGTTACCAATTGTGGTGCTGGTTTTAACAACCTCTTTACGGTTGGAGGAATAAGTACAGCAGTTGCTAGTAAGAACGCATATAGTATTGGTTATAATGCTGTGGACCTTGGAGTACAGATAAACTCTGGAAAATCAATTAGGGTTCATATCATAGACAATATTAAGGAGGAAGATAAGTAATGGCAAAAAACGATATGCCTGATTATATGAGAGGTTTTGACACAACGGATGATTGGGGATTTGTTCCTGTATCATCTAAACCTGCTGAAGCAAAACCAGGTGTTGATGAGAAACAACTAGATTCAAAGTTTGAAGGTACTAACATAGAGTTAGCGAAAGTTAAATCAGATGTTGGTTCTATTAGAACGATGATGAACGAAATTATGCAGATAGTAAGTGAGAAAGAAACTATCACAAAAGAAATAACTACCGAAGAAACTAAAGAAAGATTTAAAGAAGTTGAAAAAATCATATTACCTTTTCTATACAATCTTTCAAAATCGGAAGAGCCATATATACATTGGCCAAATAGAGGACCTATAATCAAAGCACAGATTGATAAGATATTAAAACTAACAAGGGGGTAATTTATGTCTCTAAAGACAAAACATAAAGAACTGAAAAAGGAAGTATTAATAGCAGAAGAAAAACGAAATGAGCGGAGAGGATATAATTCGTGGTTAAAATTAAGAGAACTGAAAAAATTAAAACTAAAAGCGAAGGATAAACTAAATGAAATTAAGCAAAAATTTTAGCTTGAAAGAACTGACTACAAGTCAGACGGCTGAGCGTAAAGGGATTAACAATAATCCTAATGACGACCAGATTACATCATTACAGAAGTTGTGTGAAAATATATTGCAACCTGTAAGGGACCATTATGCTACGGCAGTTACCGTATCAAGTGGGTTCCGTTCGGAAGAGTTGTGTGTGGCAATCGGAAGTTCCGTAAACTCACAGCACGCCAAAGGCCAAGCCGCCGACTTTGAAATATTTGGAACGCCTAATGCTGAATTGGCAAAATGGATTATAGATAATTTAGATTTTGACCAGTTGATACTGGAATACCATAAACCAGAAGAACCAAATAGTGGTTGGATCCATTGTTCATACAAAAGTCCAACTGATAATAGAAAGCAAACTTTAAGAGCGTTTAGAGACGAAAAAGGTAAAACTCACTATGTTGAGTACAATCCTGATTGAACGCTAGGCAAGTTTACTAAAAACGAGATAAATGATATGTATATGAGAAATAGGTCAAGCTAGCTGCTTGACAAATTGCTCGTGTGATGATATAATGATTAATAATGAAGGAGAAATATAATGGCTAAAGAATTTAAATTTGTTGATGTGAATAAATCACTTCTGCCAACTACTAAAGGTCGGAACCAAGATGGTTTCAGATTTTACGAGATAGATGGCAAGAACTATCCATCAGTAACCTCAATCTTAAATATTAGAAAATCAGATGGTCTAAAGACCTGGAGAGCTAATATTGGAGAAGATGTAGCAAACTTTGAAATGAGACGAGCTGCCAAAAGAGGAAAATCTACACATACACTAGTTGAGAACTATATAAACGGTGATACACCGTCAGAAAGGTCTGTACTACCATTAGGTTTGTTTAGACTTATGAAACCTTACCTAGACAATATAGACAATGTACATTTAGTTGAAGCGATAATGTATAGTAAAAAGTTGACATTGGCAGGTCAAACTGATTGTATTGCTGAGTATAGAGGTAAACTATCAGTAATAGATTTCAAAACAGCAAACAAAGAGAAGATTGAAGATTGGGTAGATAACTACTTCCTACAATGTACTGCCTATGCAACAATGTATGAGGAGCTATTCGGTAAACCGATAGAACAAATCGTTGTACTTATTGCTGGTGAAGATGGTTCAATGCAAGAATGGATTAAGAATCCTAAAGATTATTTACCTGAACTACAAAAAAGCATACAGACCTTTTATAAATATTATGAAGGCGTAAACGCTTTAAGAAAATAGAAGAACAGAAGTCAAATAATTTTTAGTTACCAAAGTGAGTTGTTTCTGTCTATCAGAAAGGATAGATGAAAATATTTCACAATCCCACAGAAAAGTGGATGATAATTATACTGGTTTCAGTACTATTATTACTAGGACTTTCGTCAGCAAAAGCTGACCATAAAGAGAATATATTTTTTCAAACAACAGCGCCAATATTATGTGCTCCTTATAACGCAATGACGAAATGGTTGCAACATAATGAGTTTGAAATAGTGTCTGTTGGATTTGGAAGAGCAGGTGGAGTTGCAGAAGGCGAACCTGTATATATGGTACAAGGTTATTTGAAAAAAGGAACAGACATATTTGTTTCTAGTGTAGAAACGCCAGAAGGCGTAGATAAGTGTTTAATGTACAACTTATTTGACTATAAACGAGTAGAGGATTTAGTAAAAGAATAAAGGAATTATGAAAACAATTGGAATATTTTTGATTGCATTATTTCTATTATCTGGTTGTGGCATTAAAACTCCAAGTGTAAAACTTGGAAAGAAATGTGTTATAAAAGGTGATGAAGTAGTTTATTCATATGTATGGATACACGATAAAGACAGAACCTTACAAGCCAATAAAGAAACTTGCGAACAGATTGAAAAGAATTAGTCGTTGAAAGTGTTGTAATAACTGGAGAAGACTTGGGTGCAATTCCCAACACCTCCACCAATCACTTTAAACACATACCATTGGTGTGTGCTTATGGGGGGTGATAGAGGTTCGATTCACAGATGAAAGAACATTGGAGATTAATAGTTGGAGAACTTAAAACTCAATTTTAAATGGCAACTTAAATTTTGCCCTTGCTGCCTAGTTAATAGGTAACGGAGTTGGTATGTACTTGGCAACAGAAACATACCATAATAAACCACAAGTAGGACACACTAAAATGTTAAAAGAAACAATTTTTATGATAGTAGCAGTTTTAATAGCTTCTGGAGAACCAGAAGAAATTAGAACTCATCCATTTTACAAGTTTGAAACACTAGAAGATTGTACTTCATTTGTACAATACAATTATCAAGGATTATATACTGGATTATTAGCGACTTTAGCAAATGAAGGTAGTAATAAGATGATTAAAGAAATAGCGTGTGGTGAATACGATACAGACCCAACAACAGCGACACAAGCAAGTATAAACTATAACTAGGTGCTTGACTTTATGTTGAGTCAATGATATAGTAGTACTATGAATTCAAAACAATTTAGTTTAGAAATAGAAACTTACAAAAAAGAACACAAAGGTATCTCCTATATGGAGGCAATTTGTGGGTATTGTGAAGAACGAAGTATTGATACTGCTACCGTTGGACCTTTATGCAATAAAGCATTAAAAGAGAAGGTCGCATTAGAATGTCAGAAACTTAATCTATTACCTAAAACTTCGGAGTTACCTGTATGACGCAGATGGAAGTATCTTTCGTAGATAAAATGGGAAGTGACCTTTCAGTAGTAAATGCTGCTAGAGTATCTTTCGCAAAAGTTAAAAATGCTTTAGACGCTAAAGATGAGAAGTTAATTAAGTACTTGGCACTATGGGGACATTGGTCACCTTTTGCTCACGCTACATTATCATTTAGAATTAAAGCACCTATCTTTGTTGCAAGACAACTAGTTAAACATCAAGTTGGTTTAAGTTGGAACGAAGTTAGTAGAAGATATGTAGATGACAATCCAGAATTTTATATGATAGATGAGTGGAGAAGTAGACCAGATAAATCTATTAAACAAGGTTCAGGTGATAAACTTATAAAATTTGATATTACCGAAGCAATAGATGTTGCAAAAGGAACTTACAATTATATGTTAGAGGAAGGTATTGCACCTGAAATGGCTCGTATGATACTACCTCAAAATATGATGACCGAGTGGATATGGTCGGGTAGTGTATATGCTTTTAGTAGAGTATGTAATCAAAGAATTAAACCAAATGCACAACGAGAAACAGGAGAAGTTGCAGAAGAAATAGTCAAAGTAATGGAAGAACACTTTCCACTTTGTACTAAATATTTAATAGACAGACCAAGAGTACTTTAAGATGTATGGCGGATTTGAAGTTTTTAAAATATGGTTGGCAGTAAAACTACATTTTACTACCAAGACTTATGATTACTTTACTTACGGTGGGAAAGTTAATTGCAAATTAGAAACATTTACAAAACGAAATGATAGATACTTCTTTCATAAACTATCTAAAAAATATGACGCTGAGCAAGTGCTTGATTTCTTTGTTGCGAACTTTTTGGTCAGCGATAAAGCGTGGATTGGAAATCTTGCCAAGCAAGACGGGACAGATAACTACAATTCTCATAGAGCTTATACAGATAGTTTTAGTTATAATTTTAGGAGTGAGTGTCGTGTTATTAGGAACTCTATGGATTCTAACAACATTACTTTTGACGATTTGTTTTCAGTTGATAGAGGACAACATCCACCGTTTTTTAAACTTCTATCATCTAAAAATGTCAGTTATCAGACTTTTTGCGTTTTTGAGAACTTCCTTGGTTTCATTAAAAATTGGGATAAAAACATTGCTGAAAATGTAGTTTGGCCTGTGTATAGTAAGAGAATAAAGAAATATCTCCCTTTTATACGATATAATAGAACGCAGATGAAGTTGATAATGAAAGAAGAATTAGTATAATACTGGCTGCTTGACAAACCTGGTGGAAAGTGTTATATTATACATAATGGTATAAAAGTATTATAAATACTATTATTGATATACGATTTATATTATGATACTTAAATACGAAAATACAAATACGAAATACATACAAAGGAGAAAATTATGGATTTTGAAACATTAAAAGATAGTCAAAAGAACTTTGACAAACTTTCAAAACAGATAGAAGCGAACCTCAATCCTGAGGATGCTTCCAAATCAAAAAACAAGTACCAAGACGATAGATTGTGGAAACCTGAACTAGATAAAACTGGTAATGGTTATGCAGTTATTCGTTTTCTACCTGCTACTAAAACCGAAGAAATGCCGTGGGCAAGAGTTTGGTCACACGCATTCCAAGGACCAGGTGGTTGGTATATTGAGAACTCTTTAACTACATTGGGTCAGAAGGATCCTGTTAGTGAAGAAAATACAAGACTATGGAACACAGGTGTTGATAGTGATAAAGAAATTGCTCGTAAGAGAAAAAGAAAATTATCATACTACTCAAACATCTATGTTGTGTCAGACGCCAAACATCCAGAAAACGAAGGCAAAGTATTCTTATTCAAATTTGGTAAGAAAATCTTTAATAAGATTACAGAAGCAATGTCGCCAGCGTTTGAAGATGAAAAACCAATTAACCCATTTGACTTTTGGTCAGGTGCTAACTTCAAATTGAAGATTAGAAAAGTTGATGGTTTTTGGAACTACGACAAATCAGAATTTGAGGCAGTTAGTCCACTTGGAACTGACGATGTTAAAATCAAAGAAATTTGGTCTAAACAATATCCTCTTAAACCATTCCTTGAAACTAGCAACTTTAAATCATATGACGATTTAAAAGAGAAATTAAATCGTGTGATTGCTGGTTCAAAGAATACCGAAACTGCTAGTGAGATAGACCTCCCACCTTCTACTGGCAACGCAGTTAAAACTGCTTCGGTACAAAGTAATGAGGCGTCTAAAAGCGTTGGTGATGAGGATGATACCTTATCATATTTTTCAAAACTCGCTGAAGACGAATAATCTCTCTCTTTCCTACATTACTTTTAAAACAAAGGGGACCTTTCTGGTCCCCTTTGTCCTTTCTACCATATAAATATAAGCGTTATGGCAATATCAATATTAGAACCACTAGTACAGAAACAAGGAGACACTAGAAAATCTGGTGCCTGGTACCGACAAGCAGTTGGTTCAATAGCTGATAAGGCAAGAGCTGGTGTATTGATGAGAAAAGGTCAGTTATTAAACAGACCTTCTGGTGGTAGATTAAACTTATTCTTTTACGACCCGAAATTTAAAAAGACTTTACCTTATTACGACACATTTCCATTAGTACTACCTTTAGACACCTTTCCTGGTGGTTTTATAGGTATGAACTTTCACTACTTGCCACCTGGATTACGATTTAACTTATTACGAAGACTTGATAAGTTTTTG